AAGTAAGGCGGGACGCAATCTCACAATAGACGAGGTGGCTTCAAAACTTGGGAAAGAACGCTCGTGGAATCCAGAAGATATTGTATATCTATCATCTTTGACGGTGAATGATTTTGTAGAGTGGATGCATTCTAAACCGGATGACTTGACACTAAAGCTTAGGTCGGGCTTGCTTTCTTTCAGAACTATTACTACTTCAGATGTTGAAGATGCGAAAATGTATTCGCATATTTGCAATACTGTAGAGGCAGCGCTAAAAATAATATCCTCTGAGAATGAATTGAACTCGATTCGAGTTAAGAATATGTATGGAATGAGTTTGTAATAGGGCTGTTCGGCTGAAAGATGTTGAGGCTTTCAGCCGCTCTCATTCCGGCACAAATGCACCGACGATTTTACCGCATATATGTGTTTCTTCCGTGATTTCAATAATTGGATATTGTGGATTGATAGGTCTCAAATACTGACGCCCTGCGTCCTCAACCAAAACCTTGAATGTCGCCTCATTGGTGCGTGGGACCCTGGCGATTACTCGATCACCTGTCTTGGTTTCAGCCTCGGGATCCACAAAAATTATGCAGCCCGTTGGGTAGCTTCGCCCTGGTCCTGGGTTCGTCATCGAGTCACCTAGCACTTTCAGAGCGTATCCATGGTTACTGATCGGTACAGGGCAGGATAACCATGAGTCCGCTTCATACGCCTCAAAGTTCGAGGGTGCCTCACACCAAGCTCCTGCTTGAACCCAAGAAATCAACGGAACCTTGCCAAAGCGCTGGTTGATTTCGCTGACGTTGCTCTCACCGCCGACAACCAGTTGGTGCACGTTACTTTCACCGGTCTGCTCCTTCGGCAGCACGCCATATTCAAGCCATTCCCGGCGTACCTTCAACCATGAACAAAGTGCGACCATGCTGTCTGCTTCAGCCATGGCTTCGCCGTTCAGCCACTTGCTGACGGCTTGCGTGGTCTTATCAACCCCCAGGCTTTTCAACTGACGATGGATGTCCACGCCACGACCCCGGCTCCGTACGCCGGCATCGTTGAGGGCTTCGTGTAGGCGCTCGCTAAAAGCGGCGCGCAATTCATTTTTATCAACCATGAGTTGAGAGTGCCATGGAGCTTGCGCAATAGTCAGTTGATGTTTAATATCAACTCAGAGTTGATAAATGGGAGATTGCCATGTTGGACCCCGCAGATTTTTCGAACGCCATTGCGTTCGCTTTTGAAGCAGTAGGCGGCATCGGGGCCGCAGCTAAGGTTTGCGACAGGAGTTATCAGGCGCTCAATAAGTGGCGCCAGGCGGCCAGTCTGCCGAGAACCGACTACACCGGTGAAACCAAATACGCAGTGCTTTTGGCGACAGCAGCAAAGCAAAAGGGTAACTCGTTTGAGTCCGCCTGGTTACTCAATGCATCTGCACCACAGAAAGCTGCTGCATAGCATAGTAAGAAAAAAGGCGACCCTAGGGCCGCCCAGCTCCTCCCGGCACGCACCACCACAGCGCTGTCGGGTCGCGATAAAGATAGGCGGGCACACCACATGCTAACCACCTCTCTTTACCGCGCTTTCCAAGGCACGGATGCCTTGGTGTTGCTGCCTTTTCCACCACAGATTGGGCAGCTGTTGCGCCAGAGGTGAGCGACGGATCGTTCGCCTCGGCACGGTGCCGGTATCGATCCTGAAGATCTAGCCGGCGTTTGGGCCCTTTCAAGCCACGCGGCAAATGTATCACCACTGCATGTCGCGCGGCACTGGCAACCTACAAGGATTAATGCCATGAGCCGAATCGCTCTGAGTTCTGTAGAACGGGCGCAGCGGGAAATCCTGCCGCTCGATCTAGCGCTTTACCATGCTGCTCGGGACTATCCCGGCGGCGCCGCTGCAATTGCCGTCACCACCGGCAGAAACGCCACCACGCTGCAGCACAAGCTGTCTCCGACGCACCCAAGCCACACGGTCAACATTCAGGAGTTTGGCGAGATCCTGGAGCTGACCAAGGACCGCCGCATTCTGGATGCGGTACACGCGTTGGTGGGGGATACGACCTGGCAGGAATTAGCCGAGGCGTACACCAACGACATGCCTGAAACCTTGACCACCGGCATTGCTGAGTATTTTCGGCAAGTAGCTGACTTGGCTGAGACATGGGCCAAGAGCATCGGTGACGGCGTGGTCAGTGATCACGAACTGGCCGCGATCCGCCTGCAGGTGTTTCGCGGTATTCAGGGGCTGCTGGGGATGTTCAACCGCGCCACCTATGTCAATCAGACAACTCGGGGTGTCGACCGTGGCTGATATCGCCGACTTTGCTAATGACCTGGTCCAGGAGCGTCTTGATCAGGCTCTTGCTGCACGTAACGCCGCCAAGCCCGCTATGGCGGCGCATTCATTTCTCTTCTGCGAAAACTGTAACAGCCCTATTCCTGAAGGACGTCGCCTTGCTGTTCCAGGCTGCACGCAGTGCGTGAGTTGCCAAGAGATCGATGAGATCTGGGAGGCTATCTATGCTCGATGAGGTATTGGGGCAATTCGCAGACTATGGCCTTGAGCCTGAGCAGCCGCTGACTTTCGGCAAGCTGACCCGGTGCAAGACTTCGCAGGACAAGGGCAAGGAAAAAAATGGTTGGTACGTCGTTCATGAACATCGGACCGAGAAAAACGAAACGCTGATCTTCGGCAGTTTCGGTGACTGGCGTTCGGGCGAGTCGCAGAAGATCAAGGTGAAGGCCGGGCGGATGTCCCCCGAAGAGCGTGAGGTCATGCGCGCTCGACAGGAAGACGCCAAGCGCCGCGCCGCCGAGATCGCGGCCAACGCAGCACGTCGAGCGGCAAACCGGGCGGCGGGCTTGTTCAAGCGTATGCCCGAGAAGGGCCGCAGCGATTATTTGGCTCGCAAGCAAATCGTCGGTTTTGGTGTTCGTTACGCGCCGCGCACGGGCGCGTTTTTGGTGCCTATGTGTAACGTGCGGGACCAGATCGTTGGCCTGCAGGTGGTGTTTCCTACCAAGCAGGAAGACACCGGTCGGGACAAATCCTACTGGCCCTACGGCATGTCGAAAGAGGGCGCCTTTCACCTGGTCGGACCTCACCCTGAACCGGGTGAACCAGTGCTGGTGTGTGAGGGGTACGCTACCGGTGCAAGCCTACACATGGCGACCTCGCTGACCGTGGCCATCGCATTCGACGCGGGTAACTTGCTGGTGGTCTGCAAGGCCATGCGCGAGCGCTTTCCGGGTTGCCCATTGATCGTCTGCCGCGATGATGACTGGAAGACCAAGCGCCCGAATGGCGAGCCCTGGAACCCCGGTGAAGAAAAGGCGAACAACGCCGCATTGATCGTCGGCGGTCAGGTGGTTGCGCCGATCTTCTCTGGTGATCGGGAAGACAAGTGGACCGACTTCAATGATCTGCACGTTGCCGAAGGCTTGGAGGCGGTGCGTCGTCAGGTACTGGCGGTGGTCAAGCCACCGGCCGCTGGAGGCTGGAAGGATCAATTAGCCCGCACTGAAAACGGCGCGCTGATCGCGCACATGCAGAACGTCGAGCTGATCCTCGGCAACGACGAACGCTGGGCCGGGGTTATCAGCTACAGCGCCTTCAGTTCCAAGATCGTCAAGCTACGGTCTGCGCCTTATGGCGGCGGCACCGGGGACTGGGCTGACATCGACGACGTTCGGGTGATGAAGTGGCTCGCGCAGCAATACAACCTGCGGGTGAAGTCGACCCAAGTGATCGAGGCGGTGAGCGTCGTCGCCCATGACCATGCGTTTCATCCGGTGCGGGAGTACTTGAACAAGCTTGAATGGGACCGGGTGCCTCGGCTGGAAAGCTGGCTAACCGATGTGATGGGCGTGCAGGCCAGTGACTACTCGGCCAAGGTCGGCAAGCGCTGGATGCTGTCGGCGGTCGGGCGGGTGATGAGGCCCGGCTGCAAGGCTGACTCGGTGATGATCCTCGAAGGTGCTCAAGGCGCGGGTAAATCGACGGCGATGAGCATTCTCGGCGGCGAGTGGTTCATGGACACGCCTTTCGCCCTGGGCGACAAGGATGGGTTTCAGGCGATTCGCGGCAAGTGGATTGTCGAGCTGGGCGAGCTGGACAGCTTCAACAAAGCCGAGAGCACCAAGGCCAAGCAGTTTTTCTCGGCGTCCACCGATACCTATCGCGAAAGCTACGGCCGCAGAACGAACGATGTGCCACGCCAGTGTGTGTTCGTGGGTACGACCAACCAGGACGAGTACCTCAAGGATGCCACCGGCAACCGACGTTATTGGCCGGTGGCTTGTACCAAGGTCGATCTGGAGAAACTGCGCGAGATCCGTGATCAGCTCTGGGCTGAGGCGATGTTCTGCTATGAGGCGGGGGATATCTGGTGGGTGACGCCTGACGAAGCCCCGATGTTCGCCGAGGCACAGGACGAGCGTTTTGTGGTGGATGAGTGGGAAGGGCCAATCCTGGCCTGGTTGGAGGAGTCACAGATCGGTGAAACCACCACCGGCAGCGAGGTGCTATCTGGCCCGCTGAAGCTTGACGCCGGGCACTGGGGTAAACCCGAGCAGATGCGGGTGGGGGCGATCATGCACCGGTTGGGCTGGCGGCGTACCCGCATGCCGGCACTGGTGAAGAGTGGGCAGCGTCCGTGGGCCTACAAGAAACCGGCGGGTTGGGGCGGTGCCTCGGCGTTGCAGAGAGAAGTGTTCGAGGAGCCTTGCTTTGATTAAGCGAATCGACGAGATGCTCAAGCTCTGGGCTGAGGATCTGCACAGCCAACACGAGGGCGGCTCAGAGTTAGGCGGCGGCAACATGATCGCCATGCTGATGGAGTGTAAAGGGGAGCTGATTCGCGGGACTCGCGGCAGCCGGGTGCTGCTGGATGAGTCGGCTGATATCGAGCTGATTGTGAACAAACACTTGGAGCCTCGCCTGGCACAGGTGGTGAGGGAGCATTACTGCAACCACGAAAGCTTCATGCGGCAGAAGCTTCTGCATTGCGCCTGCAGTGTGCGCACTTACTATCTGCGTTTGCATGAGGCCCATGTGAACATCGCTGGCATGTTAATGGGGAAGGCTGCGTGACCCCAGGCACGACTCCGACTGTAGTTGTCCCACTGACCCGCCTTGTCCCACTGCGTTTTAACGTGGTGGGACAAGCGCGGGCCGCGTCGTTGTTGGGCTGTCCCACCGTCCCGCCTGTTGGAGCGCCCCGCCCATGTGAGCACAGCGGACACCAGCACGCGCCCGTGGCGCGCACGCGTGTTATTCAATTTCTTCCTTTACACGAGAAAGTAGATAAAAAAGTAGGACAGTGGGGCAAAGCCCCGAATTTAGGCGCTCTCAGGCGTCCCACTTCGATTCTGAAAGGTGGGACAGATGGGACAACGCGAAAGCAACAAATAGCCGAGGTGGTGTATTCACCGACATTGCCTAGGCGTTCACCCTGCGTTACCCACATATTCACCGGGTGGCATTAAAGTGGGGTTGCTGCCAGTAAAATCCACCTGTAAAAAGTAGTCATCTTCGATAGGTGCGACCGCAGAGAGCGGCAGGCACCACACCACCAAACCCGGCCATTGCGCCGGGTTTTTGCGTTTATGGGGTAGGCGATGACAAACGAGCAACAAGCGCTGGCAGAAATGCCGATCTGGTTAGTGATCGTCCTGGCCCTGGTCGGTGGCGTGTCCGGTGAGATGTGGCGAGCCGACAAGGATGGGGCGCGAGGCTGGGCGTTGATGCGCCGGCTGGCGTTGCGGTCCGGTGCCTGCATTGTCTGTGGCGTGTCGGCGATGATGCTGATGATCGCGGCGGGCATGTCGATCTGGACGGCGGGCGCATTGGGTTGCCTGACCGCGATGGCCGGCGCCGATGTCGCCATTGGCCTCTACGAGCGCTGGGCCGCCAAGCGGCTGGGCGTCAGCGAGGTGCCGCCGGCAGGCGGCGAACAGGGGTGATGCACCGTTCCGGGGCGCCGAAAATCGCCGGGGACCCTGGGGTTATCCGAGGGGTACGGGGTCGGAAACCCGCGGGAAAGTGTTAGCGGCAGGGTTGCCAGCTTACTGAAATTCAATCCATTGAAATTGAAAGGTTTCCATTGAAAAGCCGTTGAAAAGGAGGGCTTGATGACAGAACCAATGTACCTGTCAAAGAGCGCCTTCGCGGCTCGGATTGGCAGGGCGCCCAGCTACATCACCTGGTTGAAAAACAACGACCGTCTGGTGCTGACCGCCGATGGTAAACAGGTCGACGTGCTGGCCAGCGAAGCGTTGATTCGCGACACCGCTGACCCTAGCAAGACTGCCGTCACCGACCGTCACCACCAAGACCGGCTTCAGCGTGACGTGTACAGCCAGTTATCCAGCCAAGTCGAACCGACTTCAATGGCTGCGCCGCCGCCCGCGATCACCCCTGCGGGGCAGCTGCCCGACTTCCAGAAAGCTCGGGCACTGCGCGAACACAACCTGGCCCAGCTCGCCGAGATCGAATTGCACAAGGCCAAGGGTTCGCTGGTCGCGATGTCGGCCGTCCAGACCGGTGCCTACAACGCCGGCCGCATGCTGCGCGATCAACTGCTGGGCATGCCTCCGCAGTTGGCGCCCGAACTGGCCTCCATGACCGACCCTTGGGAAATCGAGAAGCATCTCACGGCGGCGATCCGTCGCTCGCTGGAAGACGCCGAGCGTATGTCTTCAGCGGACCTTGAACACGCACTGACCACGAGTTAAGCCCATGCCCACGGAAATTCCTGACGGTGCAGAGGTGTACCGCGAGGCGTATTTCCGTGGGCTACGGCCCGACCCGGACGTCTGGATCGATCAGTGGGCCGACGAGTACATGCGCATTCCGCGTGACACCGGCGCCGCTGAGCCGGGCCAGTACCGCACCTCGCGCACGCCGTATGCCCGCGAGCCTATGCGCTGTCTTTCGCCGGCTCATCCCTGCAAGCGCGTGATCA